AGCATCAACAGGAGCACCAGCTATTTATGCTGCTGTTGCTTTATCAAGTGGATATTCATCAGGTACTTATGTAAAAGTATCAGGAAACGTAGTTAATTCTACAAATAATATGGCTATTGTAGCACCAAGAGTAACAATAGACACAAACACTTCAACTTGGTTATTTCAGATAAGTACAGGTGGGAATAGAACTTTATATGCTGCTGGAGTAGCTTTAGGAAATCCTGCAACAAGTAACGTAAGATTTGGAACTACTTATGGTGCATCAAGTGAATTAACAGGAACTTTAAGAGTACCAAGTGCTGCAAATGTATTGAGTGGAGTTTTAGTAGACAACACAACTGGAACATTATTAATGACACCAGCACAATTTTGGAATTATTTAATTGCAAGTGGTTTTACTGCTGATAGTATTGGAGACAGATTACAAAATGCAGCAACAGTAGCAACAACTGGAGGACAAATAGCTTCTTATAATATCTAAAATAATTTTATATCTTTGTAAAAAATTTAATAAAATGAAAGCAATAGAAAAACAAGAGTTAGAAACATTAAGAGAATTAAACAAAAGCTTCGTAGATCTTAGAGCAAAGTTGGCAGATTTAGAAATTGCAAATCGCAATATCCAATCTCAGAAGAACTTAGTATTTAACGATTTAGATAAGTTGTCATCTGAATTTAAATCAATAGAGGCTGACTTGTTAGAGAAGTACGGAAACGTAAAGATAAACTTAGAAACAGGAGAAATAACAGATGACAAAGATTAGTCAATACCCTACACTTTCAAATCCTACAGAGGATGATATATTAATCGGTACAGACGTAAATAGCTCTGACGAGACTAAAAACTTTAGTATTTCATCTATTATTGCATTAGCATTAAATATGCCAAATCTTACAGATATACCATCTTATGCAGATAATGCAGCTGCTATAACTGGTGGATTGGTAAATGGAGATATATATAGAACAGGTGATTTACTGAAGATAGTTCACTCTTAATAATTTAAAATCAAATCAAATGGATATAATAAGAAAGATATCAGTTGGCGCTGATTATAAGAATGGCGCTATGCACTACATAGTAGGTCAGGATGTTCTTAATGGCAGCCATAGAATAAATCATATTGGAATAAATGAAAACACTGGAGATTTTGAGATCTGGATCGAGAAGGATGACGAGATTAAGAAGTGGAAGAAGTTTAACGCTAATATGCCTATATCTACAGAGAATAATATTGACTTCTAATGAAATCTCCATTTTACTTTGTCGTTAGACCTACAAATGGTAGGAGGTACGATAATATAAAGAAGATAGGCAATGTCAACTTTATAACCAGTGTATCTCAGGAGGACCACACAGCAACTAATAGGTTTGCTGAGGTTGTGTCAGTTCCAAATAATTATGTTGGCGACATCTGTGTCGGTGACATACTTGTTGTTCACCATAATACATTTAAGATTTACTACGATATGAAAGGTCAGGAAAGAAGCGGAACTAGTTTCTTGAAGGATGACCTTTTCTTTGTTGATGAGGACCAGTACTTTATGTACAACCACAACGGAGAGTGGAAGACACACTCCAAGTACTGCTTCATAAAGCCAGTGAAGACTCGTGAGTCATACATAAGCAAGGGTGGAGTATTTGAACCACTTATCGGAGTTGTTAAATACTCTAATGACGAACTTAGAGATTTAGGCGTTGTAGAAGGAGATGAAGTTTCATTCGAGCCAGATAGCGAGTACGAGTTTACCATTGATGATGAGAAGCTATACAGAATGTTCACTAAAAATATTACAATCAAATGGAACTAACTAAACAAAACAACTGCATACTTTATAGACATATAAGATTAGATAAGAACGAAGTGTTTTATATTGGAATTGCAAAACATAAAAATAGACCTTACGAATCAGGTAATAGAAGATCTTTATTTTGGAATAAAATAGTTAGTAAAACAAAATATGAAGTAGAGATTTTATTTGACAACTTATCTTGGGAACAAGCGAAGGAAAAAGAAAAAGAATTTATAAATTTATACGGAAGAAAAGATTTAGGTACTGGAACATTAGTGAATATGACTGATGGTGGTGATGGAAGTTTAAATCCTTCCTTATCTACAAGATTGAAATTGGCTGAAAGTTCAAGAAAAAAAGTTTGGTCTAAAGAATCAAGAGAAAAATTATCTAAATCTAAATCAGGAGTAAATCACCATATGTATGGATTAACAGGGGATAAAAGTGTATGGTATGGTAAAAAACATACTCAAGAAACAAAAGATAAGTTAAGTAAGTCAAGATTAGGATTTGTAATGGATAGAGAAGTTGTAAATAAAATAGCAGATAAACTTAGAGGAAGAAAAAGAAGTCCTGAAGTTATAAATGCTATTATTGAACATCATTCAAAAATAGTATTAGATACTCAAAACGGTATATATTATAAAAATGCAAAAGAAGCATCTGAACTTTTAAATATAAAATACGGAACTTTAAAATGTTGGTTAAACGGAAGTAGAAAAAATAGCAGTAATTTAATTTATGTATAATGGATAAGTCTGAAGAATTAAAATATAAAATTATTGAGGCTGGATATAAAGCTGTAGAAGAACTTATAAAAGTCGCAGAAGATATAATAATAAGAGGCGGAGATGATGATCTTTCGTCAGACAAGTTAAAGAACGCTGCCGCTACAAAACGTTTGGCTGTGGAAGATTCTTTTGCTATACTTAATCGAATTGAATTAGAAAAGGAATTAATCAATGGAGAGTCAAAAACAAAGGAGCCAACAATCAAAGGATTCGCAGAGGGAAGGTCTAAGTAACATAGTCCACAACTTAATCCCTACTGCTATTCTTACTGGTGGAAATAACAAGAAGTCTTGGGAGTACGGATACAATGAGAAGTACGACATAGTTATAATATCTAAGGACGGTACTATTGGTGAGATATACAACATAAACGGACTGAATATTGCATTACCACTCGTCCCAAATATTGTGTATAAAAGAGACGAAAAGAAGGAGAAACAATACTGGGAGGCTGCTGACTATCCAAAAGAACTACATAATATAAAGTCTATATTCCAATGGCACACGATGCAAAAGGACTTCAAGGCTAAGTGGGTTGACTACATAGAGAATGAGTTTGTAAGACGTGAGGATGGTATGTTCTTTATGAATAATGGAGTACCAACTTATATAACTGGGAGTCACTATATGTACCTTCAGTGGACAAAAATTGACGTAGGTCATCCTGACTTCCGTGAGGCTAATAGAATATTCTTTATATTCTGGGAGGCTTGCAAGGCTGATGATAGATGCTTTGGTATGACTTACCTTAAGATTAGACGTTCTGGGTTCTCATTTATGGCATCTTCAGAGTCTGTAAATGTAGCAACACTTGCAAAGAATGCAAGGATTGGGATATGTTCAAAGACTGGAGGTGATGCTAAGGCGATGTTTACTGATAAGGTTGTACCGATATCAAGCAACTATCCGTTCTTTTTCAAGCCTATTATGGACGGTATGGATAAGCCGAAGACAGAGTTAGCCTATCGTGTACCAGCATCTAAGATTACTAAGAAGAATATGTACGAGAGCGATAATTCAAACCTTGAAGGTTTGGATACATCTATAGACTGGAGTAACACGTCTGACAACTCGTATGACGGTGAGAAGTTGAAGCTTCTAATTGAGGACGAGTCTGGTAAGTTAGAGAAACCAAACAATATACTAAATGGTTGGAGGGTTCGTAAGACCTGTTTGCGTTTGGGTAGCAAGATTATCGGAAAGTGCTTGATGGGATCTACAGTTAACGCATTAGAAAAGGGTGGTGGAAACTTTAAGAAATTATATGAGGACTCTAAGATTAATACTAGAAACGCAAATGGACAGACTAAGACTGGACTATACGCTCTGTTTATTCCTATGGAGTGGAATTTTGAGGGTTATATCGATAGGTATGGTATGCCTGTTTTTAGACAACCTAATTCGCCAGTAGAGGGTGTGGACGGAAGACCTATAAAGATAGGCGCTATTGACTTCTGGGAGAATGAAGTAGACTCACTTAAGAATGATCCTGACGCACTTAATGAGTTCTATCGTCAGTTCCCAAGGACAGAGAGTCACGCGTTTAGAGACGAAAGTAAGGAATCTATATTTAACCTTACAAAGATATATCAGCAGATAGATTACAACGACTCACTTATAAAGGATAGAGTTCTTACAAGAGGTTCGTTTCATTGGAAGGATGGTAAAGAAGACAGCACGGTTGTCTGGACTCCAGACATAAGGGGTAGGTTCTTAGTGTCTTGGATACCTTCTAATCAACTGATGAATAATGTCATAACAAGGAATGGAGTCAAGCACCCTGGCAACGAACACATTGGAGCATTCGGATGCGATCCATACGACATATCTGGAACGGTAGGTGGTGGTGGATCTAAGGGAGCGCTTCACGGATTGACAAAGTTTAATATGGATAATGCACCAAGCAACGAGTTCTTCCTTGAGTATATAGCAAGACCACAGACGGCAGAGATATTCTTTGAAGACGTTCTTATGGCGTGTGTGTTTTATGGTATGCCAGTTCTTATAGAGAATAACAAGCAGAGACTACTTTATCACTTCAAGACAAGAGGATACAGAGCGTTTTCTTTAAACAGACCTGACAAACCCTCTCACAAGCTCTCTAAGACAGAAAAAGAGCTTGGAGGTATACCTAACTCATCTGAAGATGTTAAGCACGCTCACGCGTCTGGAATTGAGTCGTATATAGAAAAGTATGTAGGACTTGACTTAGAAGGTACGTATAGAGATCCAGATGAGATGGGATCTATGTATTTTACAAAGACTTTAGAGGACTGGGCTAAGTTTGATATAAATGACAGAACAAAGTTTGATGCCGCAATTAGCTCAGGGTTAGCCATAATGGCAACGCAAAGATCCACATTTCAAGCAGTTAAAAAAGATTCGAAAATAAGTATTAAATTTGCAAGATATAATAACAACGGAAGATATAGCGAAATAATAAAGTAAATGAAGGATGTAACCATTAAAATAAATCCTGCTGGCTTTCCAAATCAATTTGTTTCAGACAAAGAAAAAGCATCATACGAGTACGGACTGCAGATTTCCCAAGCTGTTCAGTATGAGTGGTTTAGGAGAGATAGTGGAACTTGTAAGTTTTATAATCAGTGGGGTGAGTTTCATCGTCTTAGGTTATACGCAAGGGGAGAACAATCAGTTGCTAAGTATAAGAACGAGTTGTCAGTAGATGGTGACCTTTCTCATTTAAATTTAGATTGGACACCAATTCCAATCATACCAAAGTTTGTCGATATCGTTGTTAACGGTATGTCTGATAGGCTTTTTAGGGTTAAGGCTTACGCTCAAGACGCAGTATCTGCAGAAAGACGTAGTAAGTATCAGGATATGATAGAGACCGATATGGTGTCTAAGGATATTCTGAATCAGATAAAGGATAGCTTCGGGGTTGATGCGTTTGATACAAATGCCGATCAGCTGCCTCAGGATTCAGAGGAGCTTAACTTATTTATGCAGATAAACTACAAGCCAGCGATAGAGATTGCTGAGGAGACTGCAATTAACACTATACTAGAAGATAACAAGTACTCAGACACAAGAAGCAGAGTTGATTACGATTTAGCTGTACTTGGTAAGGGAATAGTTAAGCACCAGTTCCTACCAGGAAGTGGAGTTCAGATTGACTATGTAGATCCTGCTAATATAGTTCACAGCTACACAGAGGATCCTCACTTTAGAGATTGCTTCTACTGGGGTGAAATTAAGACTGTAGCTATTACTGAACTACTTAAAATTGATCCTACTCTTACTAATGAGCAGCTTGAAGAGATTTCAAAGTATAGCCAGTCTTGGTATAATTACTACAACAACGCACAGTTCTATCAGAACAGTTTGTTTAGTAGAGACTCTGCTACATTACTTTATGTAAACTATAAGACTACTAAGAAATTTGTATATAAGAAAAAGATACTAGATACAGGTGGCGTTAGAATAATTCAGAAGGACGACACATTTAATCCCCCTAATGAGATGATGGAGGATGGTAAGTTTGAGAAGATAGAAAAGACTATTGACGTGTGGTATGATGGTATTATGGTGATGGGTACTAATATTATGTTGAAGTGGGAGCTTTCCAAGAATATGGTTAG